ACGCTTGTGCCAACACTGCGCACAATGTCAATGTGTGCCTTGATACGTTGCACGTTACTACGCGCTGCACGTACCTTGGCTTCTGCTTCACCTAACCGCCGGTACTTATCTGCACAAGCGGTTAATGCAATGTCTTCCTTTTCTTGCACCGTAAACTTTAACCCAGACTTACTTAATGCAATACGTTCCCCAGCCAGCGACAACTCACAATCTGTCTTGGCTGTAAAGTATTCCATCTCGCTACTTTCTAGAAAGCTTTGGGCATCGTCAATCTCGACACCCAAAGCCACTAGACGTTTCTCAACCTGTACTGGGGTTATGGCTTTATCCGTTTGCACAGTTAAGCCATTTCTTCTTGCCGTAACATAATGAATTGGCGCAACGTGCTTTCATTGTGTGGCACATCTATTAGGTCTGCATTAGCTGCCCAAATGTCGCGTAACTCATTTTTATCTTGCGCTGCCATTACTGAAACAAACGCGGCGTTAATACGGTCAGTATTATCAACCTTTGATGAAATCTTTGTTGCCTTAGTTGCTGGTTTAACTGGTGCTGCTTTTGGTTGCACAACAGCGCCCGGTGCTTCACGTGCCCATAGGTCTAGCCCTACGCCAAACCTCATTGCTGCCACGCGGATAGCGTTACCAATTGCGCCCTTGGTTTGGTCGAACTTATCGCGCCCTTGTGGTTCGCCATAACCCAAACGGGTTACGCCACATACGGTCAGTTCAATCCATAGCCCACCGTTGTCATCAAACTTTGGTAAGCCGTCTAAATCAAACGCGAGCGGTTGCCAAGTCCATGATGGGTCTACCTCTAACAAGCGGTCAGTTACCCAACCGTGTGAAACGTAATCTAGCTGTGCGCCACCTACCGGTAGTTTCTGTATGTGTTCCGTTGGGAACGGTGCGCGTAGTGCCTGTTGTTTTGCTGGTGTCATTTCCATAACCACACCTAACCTTCCTTTGTTACTGCCAACCTACAAGTAGGGTCGGACAGTTTCGGGCCACGCTGACCCTTATGGTGGACAGTACGCCTATTTGTTTACGGGCGCAAGTGTTTCTTTAATAACGGCGTGTTGCTAAATAAACCCCACAGTTACGGGCAACACGCCTAATTTCCCAAATCAGTTGCATCAGCAAACAAATGGGCGTAAGTTGTGCCTACACGGTAGAGCGCCGTTGTGTTTATGGAAGGCAAATTATGAATAACAACAGTATGCAATTTTTACGTAGCCGTATGGATACCCTTGGCTATGAAAGTTTAGAACCGGTTGCAGTAGCTATGGGCATTAACCGTGGCAACTTGTACAGGTACTTTGCAGGTCAAACAGTACCTAGTGCTGAAATGATTCCAGTAATGTGTACGGTGCTAGAGGTTACGCCTATGCAACTTATGGAAGCACTAAATCTAGTTACCAATTACCAGCGCAAACAGTTAAGCAGTATGGGCGCGCAATGACATTAACTCAACAAGCCGAAGCCGTGCGTAAGGAAGTGTTAGCAGCAACGCGCGGTACTGAATTGCAATACCTTGTACTAAAAGCGTTAAGCCTGACAATGGCAGAAGCGTTTGATAAAGCATTTGATGAAGGCTGGGAATCGGCAATGGGCGAACTGGCTGTGCTAAAGGCAGGTAGTCATGGAGTTACCTGATTTTACAGAAGCAGCTTGTGTCAATGTTGCTACCGATTTATTCTTTCCAGAAACAGCAATAGAAAATGCTTACAATAAAGAATGGCTACGTGGGTATTGCTACGGCTGTAAGTTATTTGAACCGTGCCTAGAGTACAGCCTAGCCGTAATGGTAGATGGTATCTGGGCTGGCAACGATGCACTAGACCGCCGGGCTATACGCCGGGCGCGTGGCACAAAGGCACAACGCTTAGAGCAATCTTTAGGCGATGTGTTTCAATCAACAACGCAAGGCGCAAAAGCGCAAAGACTGAAAAGAGCTAAACAAAAATGATTGCAGGAACAATAATAATTGCGTTTCTAATAGGCGCATTAGCTGGGGCATTAGCAATAAGCCACCTAGCAGCACAACAGGAACAACGTAAACAAGCAGAGATAGCCACTGGTACACCGTTGGCATATCAGGTTGCGCATGAGTTGGGGTTTGATTTATGGAGTCTAAACAAACCATTGATTGATTACACCCACGGGATTTTAGAACAGGTTTAATGTGGCACACGTTAAGAACGAGTTTCTAAACCAGCACTACAAAAACGTAGCAACCAAATTGCCTACGTACCCACCGTTTGGTATGTCACCTGAGCAGTTTGCTTTGTGCCAAGAAACTTTTACGGAGTTTGCGCGCTACCGCATTTTAAGTAGCGCCAATGAGTACGACCAAGGCGATAGGCAACGTATGGAAGGTTTAACGGCGGTGCAAATTGTTAAAGAACTACGGGAAGAATTAGCCGATGCGGTTAATTATTTAACTGGGTTAGACATTTACCTAGCCCGTATACCGTGGCAACTTGCAGACGATTTATACCCTGACCTACCATAAGACTTGCCCGTGTCGTGTATGTGAGGACACGGCACGGGCAACACCTTAAAGCACAGTTAAGCTTTGTAAATCAAAACCATTATCAGTTACATCAAATACCAATAGTCCGGGGTCGCTGTCATCTCCAGCGCGGTTACGAAACCAGTCACTCCCGTTATCAAGGGTGGGCGCTTGGATAAACCATTTACTGCGCCCACTGTACGGATTACGCCCGGTTGGAACAATGTTTAGCACGTGGTAATGTCCAGCAATAAGTACATCCGCTGCGCCTATTGGTTGCCCACCGTGTTGCTGTTTAGCCCACCATTGCGATGCGTTACCGTAGTTGTACTGGTTACCATGCACCATACCAAGGGTAGTGCTGCGTACTTTAAGTATTACTGCTTCGTCATACGGCGCTGGGTAGTGCCATTTAGCATCAAGCCCAGCGGCTTTAGCGACTTTTTCAACCTGCCTATGGGCCAACAGCCCTAAGTCATCTTGTGGGTTACCAAGGTTTTGTTTGCCCATACGCCAAGCTGTGTGGTTGCTAGGTACACACATAACATCTACGTGCCCGTATTTACACATAAGCGACACAAACTCATAAACCTCTGTAACAGCCATGTCTATTTGTTGGGCTAAGGATAAGTCATTAGTAAACATAGGGTTACCGCCGGACTCAAAGCCTTCAAATAAATCCCCTGCTTCTGCCAGTACAAGGCTGTCTGGTTTAACTTTACGTAAATGCGCATCTAGCTTTGTGCGCTTATCTATGATGCGTTCTATAAGTTCAGGCGTACCGCCACGGCTACCAGTTTTACCTATTTGCACATCACTTAAAGCCACCACAGTAGTACGTGGGTTAGGGGTAGTGGATGCTTTATCTTTGGGTTTGCGTTTGGCAGCTGCGTACAGCGCTGGTAAATCCCAGTTATTGTTACGTGCGCGGTGCTTGAAGTAGTAACTAACACGCCATTCGCCATCTGGCATTTGTTTGCGCCACTGGTTTATAGTGCCTACAATTTCAATTTCATCTGGGTTATACCCAAACTCTTTAAGCAACTCCGTGTCATTGCTAACCGGGCGCATAAGCCCCGTTACAACTTCACCCTCATTACCCGTTGTTACAAACCGTGCTTGCCATTCTTTTGGCACATCAGCTTGCGCTAAAACGTCCTGAACCTTATCAGCGAAATCACTCATTTTGCCGCCTACAACTACACGTATTTACCCTGTGTCGGTACACAGTTTGGTATGACACTACAAAACCAGCCGCTTCCAATTCCCTAGCCACGTTATTAGCAGGGATTGGGGCGGCTAGTAATGAATCCAGCGCGCGTTTATCGCTGTCATCCATAGCTGCTAAAACTTTAGCGACACCACAGATAGCCATAAATTAACCTTAGACTATAATCAACACACAATAAAAGTGCATTGGATAAGGCTATTTAGGCATATCCGTAAGCTGTAAAGTAACGTCATTGTAAACGCTTGCCCAACCAAGGTATGTCTTGCTCCAGTGCTGCACAAACCAAGTAGTCGGAACTTCCCCAACGTAGTTAGTAGTAGGTGCATCTGTGGAAATAACAATGCCTTTTTTGTCTGATTGCAAAGCAACGTGACCGTATTGTCCACCAGCATAGAAATGTGGCGCACCTACTGGTGCTTTAGTTGAGTCAGTATGCCGGGCTGCTTTAGGTACGTGATTCCAAGCATCAATTGCGCTGGCGTACTTAACTGGCAATCCCCAAGCGTTCTGGCAAGTTGCATGGCAACGACCCTGAAAACCTGACTCGTGATTGACCATGTGCTTAAGCATATTAGCGAACGCTTGAACGCCTGTTAAAACTGTCATTAGTTAGCGCCTACGCCATAACGGGTGTCTTGTGGGTTTAGTGCGTTGATAGCAACATTAACCGCCATAATTACGGCTGCGGTTTCAGTTGGATTAAGGTTTAGGGATGCAACGTTATTAAGCACCCATGCTAGTGCTGCGCCTAATCCGACTTTAAGTGCTGTTCCGATTGGGTGTACTGCTAACCATTTTAGTGCGCGGTCTTTTAAGCCCATTGGTGCGGCTGTTGGTGTTGTCATTTAACTATCCGTTTCTACTATGTGTTGGTCGAACTTGCCGCCAAGACTTGCTAACTTGGTGTCAATTGTATTGATTCGAGTTTCGATTTTATCTACTTTTATAGCCATTGTATTTACCGCTTCACGGATTCCACCGCCATTTGGTCCAAACTGCTTTTCAATACGGTCAAGTTTATCACTCATAAGTAAAGTTTCTATATGGGATTCTGTTTGGCGTTTGTCAATTTTTCGCCAAATTGCGTAAGTACCAAACAAAGCAGGAACTAAGACAGAGAAAATTTGGGCAACGTTGGCGGCGGCACTAAGGTCAAACATTATGAACTAACCCAGATTGCAGTCATGTAACAATTTTCAATAGACCCAGAAATAAAAGTATTAAGCGCAACGCCTGAATCTTGGTAACCAATTAACTCTAAATAATCGTTTACATTTAGATAAACTAACCTATTATCTGCTAATGCAAATGACGGTATAGATGCGATAGTAATAGGGGCATAACGAGTCATACTAACTTGTGCGCCGTTTACATTCCAGTTAGCCAGTCTTTGTCCTGACACGTTAGCAGCATACGCAACTTTACCCGAAATAAAATACCAACCTGCGGTTTGTGCGGTAAATCGTGAAGTGTTAGTTACTGTGCTGTGTCCATTATCGCGGTCAATTGTTTCGGAGGTAAAAGTAATCGGCGTAAAAGTACCGTTAGCAATTGATTGCACGGTGCTTTGATAAGCTTGAAAAATTGGTTTACCCAACATAAAGTTACCAAGGTTGGTAACCGCACTGTTTAGGTACGCGCCCGTTTCAACTTCACCGGCAGTGAATAACCGTGTACTTGGAATTATCATTTAGTAACCTAACCTTGCCGTGCCAATAATAGGGGTATTAACATTGTACCCTTCAATAACAGAATTTCCTGTGACGTAAGTATTTACAAATCCAGCATTAACAACGGTGTAGATTTTGTCGTATTGATAATGTGTTGATTTTGTAAACACATTCCATACAGCTGCATCAGGTGTGCCGCGCACCACCGTTAAACTGGTAGTGCCTGACCCGGCAGTAACTTGCATAAACTCATTACCAATAAGAATCGCGGAAGCGGTTACCGCACCTGAACAAGTAATAGTAGTTCCATCAGGGGTAACAGCCGCGCTTAAAGTTCTTGTGCTGTCGGTAATTTTGTAACCTGTTAATGTCCAACTACCGTCAGTGCTGCTTGGCACACTTGTAGCAATAACGGCTAAACTTTCCACGCTTGTATTGTTATAGGCTGAAATAATTTGCCCTATGGCTATGTCACTACTTGGATAATTATCTTTATCTGTTAATGCAGATACGGTAAACGCCCCGTATTTAATGCCAGATGCAGGCGTAGTAACGGTTACCGTTCCAGATTGCAGAGTGTTATTCCAAGAACCAAGCGTAGAAGCCAAATCGTAATTTTGATATAACGGTACAGAGTAGGGCACTTCTGTTGTTTGGTTTGGTAGGTACTCGGTAATCAATGTTCCAGACGGTACATTGCCGCCTAAAGTTGTTGAGGTATCTACTCCGTATACGGACGCACCTGCTAAATGAGAAGCAGTATAGGTAGAACTAGAGCCAGATGCAGTTTGTAATGTTCCATTTGAAGCGCGACCAGTAACAACAAAATTATAACCACCGGGAAAATTGCCGTCTATAATTTCTGTGTCTATTAAAATTTTAGTAGCAGTACCAACCCCGATAACATTTTTTGATAAAACAATTGAACTTAAAGAATCCATATGAACGTCAGATGCAAGCGTGTTAATTGTAAGTGAATTACTGCCCTTGGTAAAAGAACCCACTCTAAGTACAGGAACAGTTACGGTAGTGGATGATTCTGTAATGCCGCCAATAACTACATCTACATAAGTAGTGCCGCTACTTGTGTATTGAAGCATCTGACCTGCAATTAAATCGCGCGGTGATACTAAGCCACCAGTAGTTGTAGTGCCCTTAGTAAACACATAAGAACCAGCTACAGCCGCACCAGTTGTAGTGGCGCGTAACGCGGCTGCGTTCCAATAATACAAAATAGTTGGGCTTAAAGTAACGTGCGTAATCCAGTCTGCCGTTTGTGCATCAAAAGAATGTTCCACACGTTCAACAAAACAATCTATGCTTAACGCCGTTGCGCCTAGTGGTCTTTTATTAACACGTATAAGGTCACCAATTTCTAAACCTAATACAACAGGCCACAGCGCTGGGGTACGGGCTGGAGTAAGGGTAAGTGTTTCTGGTCGCGCGTGTGGGTCTTTATACTTCGACAACAAATAAAAAGCCGCATCAGAAGCATCGCTATCTGTAAGTGTGTTAAGTGTGCGCGTATAAGTACGTGGGTAATAATTGGCTACACTTTTTTGGTCTTGTACAGAAATTAAAGTGCCACCAGTTTGTTTTACGTTTATGTCGTTTAGCACATAAGTTTGGTCATAGTTAATAAGTAGGTTGCTGCCATCGTAGGCATTTTCATTAAAAGTAACATTGTTACTACCGCTTAATGTTGCGTACAGGTTTTGGCTAACAGTAATAATTGTGCCAGCAACATTAGTCACATAACTTCCAACAACTACTCCTGTACCACTAACTAATTGTCCAGCTGTAATGTTAGTAGCGCTAGATACGGTTATTTTATTTTGCCCACTAGCACCAGTACCAGTAGTAACAATAATTGGTAAATCGCCAAATACTGCTTTAGGCACAAGTTTCTGTAACCTATTCCACCTATCCTTAAAGGTTGCGTAACCAGCACCATCAACATACCAAGTACCATTTTCGTTATCTGCAATGTTTTGCACATAGTCGGCTAAGGTATTGCCCTCAGTTGATGCACTTTGCATAAAAGATTTACCATAGTCTGATTGGTATGGTAAGTACTTCATTCCCGAATAAGTATTTACTATATCCTTAAAACGGTTGCCAGTTGATTCACCATACAAAGCCAATCGTCCTACGCTGGCATACTTGGCTATATTAATTGCCCCACGATTAACTGTAAAATTAGAAACTTTGTAATTATGATTTGCACTCATACCTTCTAGTAAAATACTAGAAAATTCTACTGGCACAGTGCTTGCACCAGATGCAGTTTGTGTATGTAGCGTACCGTCTAACGTAACATTATTTATACTTAAAGTATACGTAGTACCAGTCCAAGATAAATTCACAGATACAAAGTTCCAACCATCGGCAGTAATAGGCACAGCCGTTGTAGCGTTAATTATATTGCTAACACTACTTTTATCATTTTGGGAAAGCGTTGCATAAAGACCATTTGAATCTACATAAATCTTGAAGGTTGGATAAATACTAGCTGCGCCAACATTGACCCCAGTGTAAGCTTGAAAAATCCAGTATTGCCCTTCACCTGAAGTTATTGGGCTTGTGTAATTAAACCAGAAACTAAATGTATAAGAGTTATTTGCTTGCATAGAAATGTCATTTACGTAAGAATTACTTAAAAGTGTGCCACCGTTAGAATTGTCGTAGGTTAATTGAACACAAGTATTACCGCTACCCGGTACGCCAGTAACGGAAGTGCTATCGCCAAACACAGGCACAACGGCTGTGCCATAAGTAAATGGCACTAAAGGTTGTTGGTTATACAAACCAGAGTTATAGGCAGATGTTGAGCCAGATGATTCGCCTAGTGTGTAATAATAAACAGCCGTAGAAGTATCTTGTAATATTAATGCTTCATAAAGATTAGTTAAAATGTTTTGTGACATAGAAGCAATAGCATCGGTGGCTATCATGTTTACTTGCCCACGATTAGGTGCTTGGTATGTCTGTGGGTAACGCTCTATAAATCCACTAAACAAAGAATAGATAGTAGGACCGTTGGTGTTGTAGGTGGATACGGTTGCGCCAAATTCTACTTGCACGTTATCTACATAGTTATACCCACCATTGTTTGCGCCTTCAATGCTTATAGTAATTTTGTTTGTTTGTGGCGTAACAGTTGTTTTGTATTGAGTAAAACTAGATGCGCTTACCATTGCTTGTGTAGATAAAATTGAGCCATACGCGCCACCATCTCGTATAACTAAATTATTACCAGCCGCGCCACGAAAGTATAAAGATACGGTAATTTGTTTGCCACTAACTACTGGCACATCTAAACACAAATGGTCTGGGTTATATAAGAAAAAATTAAAAACTAATGAATAAGTGCCAGATACAGAAATACCGCTTACAACATCCAATGCACCGGGGGCTGGGTAATTAAGCAAATACCAGTTGCTAATAGAACCTAACTCAAAATTGCTGTCGTTTTCCCCAACGGACACGCGGCTATCGCCATAAGTACTAGGCGCGGTACTAGGTATTGCTGGTTTTAGGTTTGTGTCATTAAGTATGTTGCCTGTTAATGGGTAGGCACAGTTGATAGCAACCGGGCGGTACGGTAAAACGTCTGGGTAAAAGGGGCTAGTGCTGTTGTTGGGGTCAAACAAACCGTCAGTATTATCTACGGCTAATTGACATTCACCAGACTCAATACGGCCCAATTCATAAGTGCGCCCACGCCGGGTGGTAAAGGAATAAGCGCGGCTTGTAATGTTTGTACCAAGTGAAGTTACTGTTGTGTCAGCTGGATTATTAACGTTTGATTTAGCAATTAAGTTTAAGTACCAATCGCTATTAGCTTTAACTTGCGGCGCATACGAAATGCCCACATTTGGTAAGTCACGTGCCATTAGATAAGACTATTCGATGTTGCTAACCCGTTAGCTACGTTACGGCGGTTATTAAGTAACGAATAACGTTGGGTGGCGCGGAATACAACTTGCCCATCAATAACAACTGGTACTTCTATAAACCCTCCAAAGTTACTTGATTGTGGCCCGGCTTGGCGCGTTTGGGAAGCCAACCAAGAGTTAGCGGCTGTAAAGGATGAGTTGGCTTTAGCAATTTCCTCATTTAGTTTTGCTTGCGCTGCGGCTGCCTTAGCCGTCTCATCTGCAATGTTTGCTAACTGGTTTGTAACTTCCTTTTGGATTTTAGCCTGTTCAGCTATAGCCGCGTTTAATGCCACAACAGCCGCCGCGTGTGCCTTGGTTTTTAAGGTTTTCTTTTCCTCTGCCTGTGCAGCTGCTACTAGCGCTTTAGCTTGTTCTAGGAATGGCAAAGCCGCGCTAAGTTTATCTTGGCTAGTAGTGGCTCTAGATTCCGCTAAAGCAAACTGTGCATCAATAGTGCCCCGTTGCCCAGATAAGGCTTTAATTTCGGCGGCATACTGGGCTAACAATGCGGCTGCCCGTTGCTTGGCTGTTAATTTTTTAGTTTTAGTTGTGCCTGTAGTTGTGCCTGTGGTTGTGCTACTGCTACCAGACGGTAAAACCTCAGCTGCCGTATGGTAAACGGCTTGTGGTGCGCCTGTTGGTGGCATATAGGCGCTATTTGGTAACGCTGATTGATGGCTACTTATGATTTTTTCTGTTGCATACAATAATCCACCAGCAATGGCGGCTGCGCCCACACCTAGTAATGGGTTCATTGCAAACGCTTCTGCCACACCAGTAGTAATTGCGGCTGCTTTAACTAGGTTTAAGGCAATAACCAAACCTTTGTAAAGCGCAATAATGGTATTTATAGCGGCTGCAACTTTATTAACAGCCCACATAGTAACCATAATCCCGGCGGTTATTTCCAGTTCCTTATGGAAACTAATTACATAACCAATAATACCTCTAATACTTTGCCCCCAGTTGTAGGCGGCTAAAGCAGAACCGGACAAGCTATCGGATAAGCCACCCTTGCCAGTTAGCCCATCAACAAAATCTTTTATTCTAGGAATAATTGTATCGGTTGTGTACTTTACTAACTCTGTCATTTGTGGCATTAACTCGCGCCCAATGGTTAGCTGTACACCTTGTATAGCCGCGTGTAATTCCTTTTGCTTTAATGAGTATTCTTTAACGGCGGCTAGGTCAGCACCAGATAAAGTTAAACCAAGTTTGTCAGCCGTGGCAGACAATTCTGCAATACGTGCGCTACCTAAACTAAGTAGAGGTAGCATTTCTGTAGCGCCACGCCCAAACGCTTTAACTGCTAAGGCGGTGCGTTCTAAGCCCGGTGGCATAGCTGCAAAACGGTCTGACAAATTCATTAACAGTTGGCTAGTGGGAAGTATTGCGCCGTTTACATCACGGTAGCTTATGCCTAATGATTTTGCTTGTGTATCGTTTTTGGCTAAATGCCCAGACAAAATACGGAAACTGCGTACTAACGTGTCGCTAGATACGCCTACTTCCTCAGCCACAAAACGCAACCGCGACATTTCTTCGGCTGTACCACCAAGAACACGTTGCATACTACGGGTTTCATTACCCACAGTAGTAAATGCAGTTAAGGTATCTTTAGCAAAACTTAAAGCCTTTTCGCCAAGTTGCATAAATGTTTGACCCATAACCGTACCAGCGGCAATAGTTTTAGCAGATAATTCTTTAGTAGCATTACCAGCGCTATTAGTGTGCGCTTCTAAACTGGTAAGTTTTTCTATAGCGGTCTTTATGCCAACTTCAAGGTTTTTAACGTTAGCTTGAACTTCAAGCATAATTGGTGGAACATCAGCCACAGCAAAACCTCACAAAGTTGGGTAAACCAATTTTACCGCGTACTAACCGCCGTTTTCTATCTCGCGTACCTTGCCATCAATAACCAATAACCAATCCAACCAAGCGGCTGGTTGTTCTTGTATTTCTTGGTACGTGTAACCAAACTGCCTAGCCACTAAATAGTCCCGGTAGTACGGTGTTAAAGGATAGTTAGTATCAACTTCGTTACCCTTTAACGCCCAACTTAATCTGCTAAGGGTTCGGTGATTGCTTTTGGGTCAGGGTCTACCCCGAAATCTGGCAGCAACTTACTAATGAATGGGGCAACGGCTACGCGGATGTTGTCATAGGTGCGCCCCGGTAAATCCTGCAATGATGCAACGCTAATAACGCTATCAAATGACCAAGCTTCAAGCATGGCAACAGCAACTAGGTCATTAAACTCTGAAAAGAAACCAATAACACTGGCAACCTTTTCAGCGTTTTCAGGTGCTTCAATGTCAATATCAGCCAACCCAACAGCGCTTATACTTGCCTGTACTACTGGGCGGCGTAACCGTTCAGGTACAAGCTCTGGGTCTCGTAAATCAACCCAACCGTTAAATACATCAACTCGCATTTTTTAGCCCTCCGATAGTTGTTAAATGTATGTAGATGCTGGCAAAGCGTTTTGCAGTGTTACCTTAATTGGTGAGTAGCCACCACTAGCGCCAACGTCTGTAGTGTTTGCCACAGCCCTGTAATCAACCTTTAGCTGTACGTAATCGCTACCACGGTCTACCTTAGCAACAGTAAATGCACACTTTGTCATGTTCAATTGTATCTGTCGGTAACCTGCGGTAGCAGCTGTACCAGTTGTGAAGTTAATCTGCAAAGACGGCTGGCTGTTGTTTAAGTAGTTAAGCAACTGTGTGTCATCTTCTAGGACTAGCGTTAGAGAGCCTGTAACGGCTACAGGGCCTTGGAATACTTGGTATGGTGCTTGGTTACCATCAACAGTAAAGATAGGCGTAACAGGGCGTGTGATGTTGCAGTTGCCATCTTCAATAATTGCTACGGTAGTACCAGCAATTTTAGATACGCCTGTCCATACAGCCTGTGGTGGCACTGTGGTGTAGGAAGTTGTTGGGGTTACAACAGTGGCTGTACCGCCTGTACCAGTACCAGTTACAGCATTGGTAACCGTAAACTGGGTGGCGCTTGCGGTAACAATTGTCTGGCTAGTTAAGTTAAGCCCAGATAAAGAGTTACCAGTAATGCTTACAACCTGCCCAACGTAAAAGTTATTAGCGGCTGTGTAGGTTACCGTACCGGCTGCACCAGTAGCAGTAGTGATTGTGGCGCTAACGGCAGATTGGAAACCAGTGCCTTTAGCAGCATAGGTAAGTAAACCATCGGCGGTAAACTTAAAATCAACTTCGTGGAACTGCACACCTGCAAATTGCCGTGCATTTACTGCATCGTAATCGGTAATGGTATAGCTTGTGGTCTGTCCGTTGCTGCTATTTTTAATTGCAATAGCGTGGGTGTATGGGTCACCAGCACCAGTTGTAGTTACATCGCCTAGTACGCCGGCAACAGGCCAACCAATAGTGTCAGCAAATACATCGCCGCCAAAATCAAACTCGCTGTAAATGTTACCTTGAACAATGCCGTAATCCTCAACCATAGAACCGCGCCAGTTTTTATCTTCAAGGTACTTGATGTTATCAAACGGGGTGATGTTTGAAATAGGAATGTAAGCAGTTGGGGTAACGGCTGTAGGCAATGCGCCGGCAGCGTGGGTAGTTTCCTTGGCAATGCCTATAAAGGATTTATTTCTGGCTAATGCCATTACTTACACTCCTTGCGCTGGTGCATCAGCTACGGCTGGTGCAGGGTCGGTTACTGGGGCAACATCTACTGGTGCAGCCTTGGTTGCTTTATCGGCTACTGGGTTAAGTCCTGCGGCTACTGTGCCCTCTGGCAAGTCAATAACATCCCCCGGCTCAACAGTTAGCGATAGGTCAGGGTAATAACGCTCACCCTCAACATCGGCACGAAACTTAGCCACAAATAACTCCTACTTGGATAACGCTTTGGCTAAGGCATCTATGTATGTCTGCCGTGCCTTAACACTAATAATTTTACTAGCAGGTTCGACAAAAGGAAACTTGAGACCATCAGGCCAATGTTTGTTGCCACCTAATTCTAAAACCCGTGCGTATTCTGCGTAAGCGCCCACTATTGCGGTGTACCTACCGTCATACCCAACTGGGGCATTAGCCCTAATACTGTTTTTAAGATAACCAGTACGGTTTTTAGGTGGGCTACCAGCTTGTGCCTTTGAATAAACACGATACCTAGAACCAGCCGGGCCACCATGTACGCGGTATTTACCCGTAGCATTACTTACTTTGCTGGTATTGCGCACCCGTGTGCGTTCAGTAAATGAGCGTTTGCCTTGTATTTGTTGCTTAATTTCGCGCACAGCCATTTGCGCAATAACACGGGTAGCTTTTTTAGCCGCGCTATCAACGTCTTTTTCTGT